GTCTAACAAAGCGCGAGTGTATCCGTCAAGACTTGACAGATCTCCGAGGATATCTTCGCAATGCGATCTCCCGTAGTTTTCTCCGGGTATGCCATACCACCGTAGAACAGTCACTGGGCATGTAAAGATCTATGGGGTGGTCCCGGTAAATCTAAGACATCGTGCCCAAAGAACAAGCGGTGTAAGAAGTAACCATGCATCGCAATAGAGGTTGGTCTTTTACTTCTCCCGTATTTCGTCTTAATAGAAACCGCCTTGTTAGTATAGATGGTTATGTACCAGCTCTTGATCTTATTCAATGGAGTCCTCAAGATTATGTTATTTTGGAAGTGTTTACAATAACCACTCCTATAACAAATTTACTCCCAATTAATAATACACTTCAACCTGTAGCTTTAAAATGGGATGTGGTTTCTGGTGCAGTACCAAGAGGCACTGGTGTACGCTGGTCAAAAAATGGTGGAGTTTTTAATACTTGGACAAGAAATGTATTTACAAATACAACCTTTACAAGTGGAGATACCATTAGATTAGCTATTACTACAGGCGATACTGCTGGAAATTTTTCTTTTGCTCTTTATAATTCACTAGACAATCTCGTATGCAGCACTCCGTTTTCAGTGAGTGTTGTGTTAGCTTAAAGGATAAACAATGATTCATACACACACAATGACACAGTTGAAAACAGTTCAAGAACCAATGAAGTGGTTGTCAGCTAATATTCCAACAAACACAACAACACTTCCTAATGAAGCACCTTCAGCTACTCCACCAAGTGGACCGGGTGTAATTCCAAGTGCAAGTTTAAATTACATTAAGATTGTTCCAATGCTTAATGCTTTGGCTACAACACAAACAATTAGAGTAACTGGATGGAGTAAAGCTATTGTTGGTACAACAACATATTTTGTTCCTCAGCTTTTATTTTATGGTTCTATAACTGCCTTAAATACAACAGCTACGGCTCTTACAATTAACGCTGTTACTTTGCTACCTGTAGCTACAATTACCAAAACACAAGGTGATGCCAAGATTTATAACTCAACAAGCATCAATTCAACTTCTTCGATTCTTGTCGATACTCTTGGATGCGAACTTGTTGAAGTAGAATACTTTGCAACTGCTGGTGGTACTGCTACTGGTGGTAATATTTTCTACGGAGCTATCTAATGCATCGCTTCAGGTCTTGGACATTAGATCCACCTGAGTGGAGAACACAAAGAAATCGTATTCTTGCTGTTGAAGGTGGAGATGGTTCTACTTTATCAGTAGATTTTACTACAGGAATACTAGATCCACGCTTAACTTTTACTCGTACTACTAATGCTACATTTATTAACTCTCAAGGATATGTTCAGTATGCGCTTGCTAATATGCAACCTAATACTACTTTTGATGGTATAAGTGGAACAACTTATGCTGTAGGTTGGGGTGGATTTGTAGGTACTGGCGCAAGTTTTGAAAGACTGTCTTCTGGGGTTTTAAAATGTAAGGCTGCTACTTCTGGATCAGTTGCTAATAGTAATCGTGCGTTTTTATCTACTACAGCTACAATTCCAATTGGATTACCTACTACATTTAAAGTAACAATTCAGGATAAGGTTGTAAGTTCCTCTTTAGATATTTTAAATTTTGTTGACTTTGTTTCAGCAACAACTAGTTATAAACAATATCGTGTAAATGGCGTACCACAAACTACATCTTATAATTCTATAGCAATTGGAGATGTTATTACAGTTACTGTAATACCAACACAATCTACTGGTAATTTTAGAGTTGGACTTGGTTGTAATGTTAACCAGAGTTTAAATGATTATGTGACTATTGCTAATGTAATGCTAGAACATGGTGAAGAAACTAAAGCAAACTATGTTTTCTTACCAAACAGTTCTACATCTTTAGGTAACTTCAACACCCCGCGCTTCGACTACAACCCCACCACTACGCCGCCAACGCCTCGCGGACTGCTGATTGAGGGAAGTGCGACAAACCTTGCGGTTCGTAGTGATGATTTCAACACTACGGTTACTGATGGCACGCAATGGACTGCGAGCGGTTACACAGCGGGAACATTGTCAACAACTCTTCCAGATGGAACCACGGGCAACGCACGAAGACTGACCATGCCGTCCGGAAGCGGGTCGTTTCGTTCTGCTAGCATTACGGTGACGGAATCGAAGGCGTACACGTTCTCGTTTTGGGCGCGAAACAACGGCGGATCGCAGGCAAGATTCCGCGTTTGGAACGTCACCGCTGGTTCTTCCATCGTTGACTACACGCAATCCGTGAACAACTATGTCTCGCAGATTGGTGGCGCAAACAACACATCCAGCACGTGGGTTCGCGTATCCGTGCCGTTTACGACGCCCGCAGGATGCACAGCAATCTACGTCTATCCGTGCTCAAGCGATTCCGGCACGGTTGATCTGTTGATTTGGGGCGCACAGGTCGAACTCGGCTCCGGCGCATCATCGTACATTCCGACCGGGGCAAGCACGGTGAGCAGGGCGGCAGACAAGATGTCAATGAATGACATCACATCTATGAACTGGAACCAGACGGCGGGAACATTCCTGCTTGACATGAATGTCGCAGCGGAAACCAACCAATCAGGTTTTCCCGGATGGTTCGGTATGTACACGGCTACCCCAGTTCGCGTGATTCGATCCCTGTTGAACAACTCGTCAGGAACCACTCCGCGAATATTCGTCGATTCGTGGAGTTCTACACCGACGCAAATTCTCAACTTCAATACCGTTCGTCCGGCATCTCCGACGAGAACAAAGTTTGCCTTCGCGCTTTCAAACTCTGGACAGGCCATTGCTGCATCCATCAATGGAGGCGCAATTGCAACTGGTACTGGAACGGGAACAATGCAAACTCCTACACGAATGCTGTTTCATCAAGATCCATCCGCAGGAGACAGCGAGTTGTTCCCGGTTTACATGAGAGCATTGAAGTACTGGCCGACGAATCTTCCTGATGCTCAACTCCAAACTCTGACCACAGGATAAAAACATGGACTATCTATTAAAATATCAAACAGAAATAGATTTTAACACTTCACTGGTAGCTGTAGGTCTTTTACAAGAACATATAGATACTGAAGGAACCATTTCTCTATACCCTACTTCTGGTGTTACTCTAGACCGCATTGGTCCTATTTTTAAATCAGAAGTATTGAATGAAGATGGTACAGTTCTTACACCAGCTAGTGAAGATCTAGCATTTCATGCTAATCTACGGCTGTCATTTGAACTTACTCCTGAACAAGAAGCCATGCTATCTCAAGTAAATCCACCTCCAGCAATTCCATATAGAGTATTTGCATAATGAATATTAATAGCAAACTACAACAACAGTTACTACTAAATAAAAAGTTGCAGCGTTTGCTAGAATCTTCTATTGAAGAAATCTCAAACCTTAAAACATCTACTGACTCTGCTGTTAAAACTGCAAGTAGTGCGCTTCAAGCCGCAGATGATGCTATTAAACCAACAGCTTTAACTTCTGGTTTAGCAGGTAAAGCTAATTTAGTTCATACCCATACTGCTAGTGATATTACTTCAGGATTAGCTGCTGTAGCTACTGCTGGTATTATAGTAAATACTCAAGAATTCACAAGCAGTGGTACATGGACAAAGCCAGCCAATGCTCAAATGGTTTTCATTCGTTGTATTGGTGGTGGCGCAGGAGGCAGTGGTGCATCCACAGCATCTGGTGGTGCGGGTGGGTGCGCTGGTCAAGTATCCGAACTTTGGATTCCAGCAAGTCTCCTTGGTACAACTGAGACAGTTACTTGTGGCGCAGCTGGTACAGCTGGAGCAGCAGGAACTGTCAACAACGGTGGAGCAGGAGGACTGACTCAGTTTGGTCCTGCTCTTAATAACTGGGTTTTTGCCGTTGGTGGTGGTGGTAGTGGTACTCTTGTAATCCGAACAAATGACGGCGGAACAATTACTGGTGGTTTTGGTGCTGGCATTGCCTCTGGAAACTCCGGTCGCGTTGGTAAATACAACGGTCCCGGTGGTGGTGGTGGTGGAGCACAACTTGTATCCGGCGCAGGTGGCGTAGGTGGACAAGGTGGTCAGGGTAGTTGGGCATCCGTTACTACTCCTAATTCCGGCGGTGGTGGCACAGCAGGTGTAGTCGGAACCCCCGGAGGAGCAGGAGGTGCAGGAACCGTAACCGCAACCGGATTCGGTTCTGGCGGCGGTGGTGGCGGCGGAAGCAGCACCACGGGCGGTACAGGCGGTGCAGGTATCCGTGGCTCTGGCGGTGGTGGTGGGGGCCGTGGTACTAGCGCAGGTGGCGCAGGTGGTGCAGGTGGCGTAGGCTACTGCATCGTATATACAATCTGTGGATAATACAAATGAGATATGCTTTAATCAATCCAAATAATAATACAGTCGATAATGTAGCTGAGTGGGATGGCATTACGCCGTGGACTATATCAGATACAGCTATTGAACTAGCAGCCAATGAACTATGCGAACCTTGGTGGATTTATGATCTCAATGGTTCTCCTAGATTCTTTCCTCCAACTGAGGTAACAAATGGCTAAGAAAACTTTTAAGTGCGCTTGTGGAAAGACCACCTCACGCACTGGCAGAGATGCCAAACAAATGGTCAAATCTAAAAGAAAGAAATAATTTATGATGAATGAAGAGACTCCCGTATCAGCTGAACAATCCTCACAGACTCAGGCTGGTGCATTGGAACAATCTCTTACATCGACTCCAGAGGATGCTATTCTCGCCCGTGAGAAGGTTGCCTTTGACGCTTATGTAAGAAACCAAGGCATGCAGATTCCTGAAAACTTCAAGGATGCTGGTGCTTGGTTTGAAAGCCTTAAGAACGCTCAAAAGGAATACACCAAGTCACGACAAGAAGTAGCAGATCTCAAGAAGAAGTATGTGGACCCCAATGAAGTTGCTAATCCCAACTACAAGCCAGAGGCAACCCCAGTTGCTCCCAAGGCTGAAGAGGTTCCAAGTATTCCTGAGATTCTAAAGATCCCGGAGAACAAGCCAGAAGCCGCTACGCCAGCAGCCCCTGCTGTTGCCACTGAAGAAGACTGGAAGAAGTGGACTGTAGAGTTCGCTACTAACAATGCTCTATCAGAGGAAACCATTAAGACAATTCAAGAGAAGACAAAGCTTCCAGAGTTTGTTGTTAATGAGTATATGCAGGGCCAGAAGGCAAAGCTAGAGATGGCTTATACAAAGGCAAGTGAACTAGTTGGTGGTCGTGACGAACTAAACAAGATGTTTGTCTGGGCTTCCAAGAACCTCACTCCTGCCGAACAGGAATCAATTAACCGTAACCTTGCTTCACCTTCTTGGGATGTAGCCCTCTATGGTCTACAGACAAAGTATGCTAAGTCTACCCAGACTAGCAAGCCTAATGAACCTAAGAAGTCTGCAAAGGCTCAAGTTAATTTTGCTTCCACACAACAGGGAATCACTGCTTATCAAACTAAGCGTGAGTTTTCTACTGAACGAAACAACCCAATGTTTGAATCAAATCCAAAGTACCGCGCTTATGTGGAACAGCGGATGATCCGAACAGACTTCACAAACCTACCCAAGTAATCCGTTTTTCGAGACACCGGATTTCTTTTGAAGTCCCATGAAAAGCAAAGCCCCCATATGGTAATGGCTGGCTTTCATGGGACTTCGCTCGACTACTAGACTCTTTTTGAACAATCGAAAGGTTGAGTTTCAAACTTAGTCTCAAATAAAAAATACAGTTTCTATTTAAGGAGAAACACACATGGCACAAGCCAATTCAACAGGTTCAGGTAATTTAGGTTATGATGCACTAGTATACCGTGATAGCGTTAACGATGTTACTGGTGGTCCAAACGGCGGCGCAGCAGGAGCTAACAAGCTCTGGCTCCCACTCTGGTCTGGCGAAGTAATCAACGCTTATGATCAGTACAACATGTTTGAAAACATGATCAACACCAAGACCATCAACGGTGGTTTTGCTTATGAGTTCCCAATCACTGGCACCGTTGCACTTCAGGCATCATGGGATGCTGGTGAAGAGCTAATCGGTGGCGATTCTTCAAGCACAACCTTCAAGGTTGCTCTTGATAAGCGCCCAATGGCCGCTCACTTTGAGACTGATAACATCGATCTTCTCGTCACTCAGTGGGATTATCGTTCTGAGCTAGCCCGTCAGGCTGGTCTACAGCTCGCTAACACCCGCGATAAGCAGATTGCCGTGGCTCTAACTGCCGCTTGCTCTCTTGCTCCACTCGCTTCTGATCCCCGTGGTCTTGCTGCTGCAGCTTTCCAAGATCCCGCTATCATCTCTGCAACCCAAGTAGCTTCTGGTTGCACAGAAGTTGAAGCGCTCAAGGTTCTTCAGGAAATTGAAAACTACCTTGTTACTTGCCAAGAGAATGACATTGCAGTTACCGATGTATACTGCGTTGTTACTCCAAAGGTATTCCAAGTCATTCGTGCACTTGGTATTCCTCGCGTAGCTTCTGGTGCTGTTGCTAGCGCAACTGCTCTCAGCTACACTGGTCCAATGTTTGGCAGTGCAGATGCATATGGTAACAACGGCGCTCCCATCAATGTTGGTATGAATGTAATGACTGACGCTCTTGATTACCTGGGCGTTAAGCTTATCAAGACCAATCACCTTACAA